TTTTCGGATAAGCTTTTTCTTTTTAATTTGATTCTTTTCAAAATGTGAATCGAAGTCATAGCCCTGCGCCTTTGAAAACATTTTTCGGTAAACGGCGCCTTCATGTTTTTGCCGCTTGTCCCAGTATTTCATAGAGTCATGGGCTTTTTGTTCAGCTGTTCTCTTTTTTGGCTTAGTTGCTTGAACCATTAGCATCACCTTCATTTCTATAAGAAATCGTCATCATCACCCGTATCATTGCCAATATGATCAAGAATAATATTTAACTTTTGGCGTACTTGTTGATCTACCTCTACGCCTATCATCTTCGCTAATTTTTGCAATTTAGCATCATCGCCATCAACGTTGCCGTTAATATTTACGGTTACTTGAATGCCACCTAAAGCCCCGCCAGTTCCTCTTACTGGGCGTACTTTTGGCTTAGATGAAGTTAGTGGCTTTAATCTTTGCCGCGTCTTTTCATTTGAGTAGATGTGAACCGGATCTTTGAATTCAGCTAATTCTGGTCCATGTTCGCCAACTAGAACCTTATTACCTACAACGGGATCCCCGCCCTTAGCGTAGCCAAGAACTTTGCGGATTTCCATAGCGCCTTTGACGTGCTGGGCATTGTAGCCACCGCGTTCCCATTCAGACGAAAACTTGTTTGCTAGGCTGGCAACGCTACCAGTTCCTTCCAAAACGGAGCGAAGAATAGCACTGTCTGAGCCTTCGCCTTTAACGGCAAAACTTAATTGCGTGCCGGCGTTTTTCCAGCTTGCGCCGTGACGTCTAGCATAAGCAATTAAGTTAGACTTACGACCGCCAAGCCATTGACCTAAACCGGAAGCACCACCGCTATTATTAACTGCACCGGGGTTTAAACCACCTGACTCAAAATTCCAATTACCCAGAACAGCCGCAATACCGTTCTTGGTTGCTTTAGGATCAAGCTTTTTTAATCCGCCGGCTAGGGCTTTAGCCCTTTCGGCTAAGTCGCCGCCGATACTAAATGAACCAAGTGAGCCAAGATCATCGCTAAGATTCTTTTTAATCCAACCCAAGGCGGTACTGCCTAGCTCTTTCTTTGCAAGAGCCATTAAGTTCTTATCAGCCGCTGCTGTCTTCTTAGATTGAGCGGCATTATGCAAGCCACGAACACGGTAATATCCGTATCCCATGCCTTTGTCATCAGCAATTGAGGTAACGCGTGCATGGGGTGGCGTTTCGTTGAACATTGTTCCGGTGTGTGGGTTCTTAATAATTCCCACGTGACCAGCGGCACCTGTTCCATGGCCAAAGATAACCAAGTCGCCTGGAATTGTTTTAGATAATGACTTACCCAAGTACTCAACACCTGAACTGTGTTGCATTGCCACGGTGGTACGTCCAATATCTACGCCAAAGTGACGTAAAGCTTGCATTACCATACCCGAACAGTCGGATAGTGTCTTGCTTGCCGCACCCATTTGGTACTTAACGCCACTGAATGTTGATTCAGCGTACTTTAAAAATCCTTCACGGGTTCCGCCCTTGCCATTAGCTCCGCCAATTGCGTTGTTAATGACGGCCCACATTGCGTTAGACCATGGATTACCTAACTTAGTTGATGAATTTCTAGCTAAATTAATAGAGCCTTGTCGTAAATCTGTACCACTTGCCTTAATTTTTGAAGTGTACATATCAGCAAAACTCTTAGCAGGATTATTTCCAGCTGTCTCAGCGATTTTTCTTAGTCTGCTATGACTTACGCCAGAGCCTTTCGCAAAACGCTGTAATCCCCAATAATTTGCCAATTCTTGTGTTTGAGAACCATTGAGGACAGAATCACCTTTTTCAAGTGGCAATATCCTGTTATTCCCTCTTGGAATCCAAATATCACCGCTATTTTTGATAATTGCTTCCTGTCTTGGTCCAATTGTCGCATCATTGACCATTGCCATGGTGTTTTGGGACAAACGCCCATTTGAACCTTTAGCGAACTTAACTGGCTTGATGACTGACGTGTTACCACCAAACTGTCCAAGAACTTGATCAATTCCCTTAATACCAGAATTAACCTGGTCAATTGTGTCGCCCATTGCAGAATGAGCGTACTTGGTCATGTGACCTAGCTCTTTACCAAAGCCCTTTGCAGTCGTAGAAGCAAGATCAACTACACCGTCATGCATCTTGTCCATTTGCTTATGAACTCCTGTCCGCATGTGGGTGTATTCGTCTATTGCCCCTTTTCGGCTCTTCTGGGCTTGTTTTGTGGTAGTGCTTGTAATCTTGCGCCAGCTTGAATTGCTCTTCTTAGTAAGATCATTAAGTGACTTGGACGACTTAGAAGCAATCTGCTTGTAGTCATCAGTAACTTTCTTGGTAGTTTTACCAAGGCTAGCGTTGCCGTTAGCATATCCCTTGAGCTTTAATCCAGCACCGAGACCGCCACTCATAACCTTTGCGGTGTCGCGAGCGTTGAGAATTTTTTCACCTGACTGGATATTTGCCAATTGCGGACCTTTAGCGCCAAGCAAACGAGCATGGTTGGAATAAGGCTTGTAAGCTAATTCGGGCCCCGCTTCACCAACTAATGAAGCAGTACCGTTAGCATGAGCGCCTAAGTGAGTCGAGCGGTTAATGTCAGCAATAGTAGTAGCATGTGACTTGCTGGCGTGATGTTTACCACCTTGTCCGTTTTGCATGGCTTTAACGGATTTGTTAGCACTTGCAACACTGGTGCTATTTTCAGGTTTCTTTGTCTTCCAGTCTTTACCTGACACAAAATCCCAAACATTTTTGACACTACTTGCAATACCGCCAATAACTGAGCTAAACATGTCTTTAAGACCGGATAGCATTCCAGTAACCATGTCAATAGCTGATTTTGCAACGCCCTTCATATCTTTCCAAGCTTTGCCCCATTTCCAGTGGAAAATATCAGATATTGTTCTGACAACGCCAGACGATATTTTGACAATGCCCTTGATGTTAGACGTTACAATCTTTACAGCCCCACGAACAACACCAATACCAGTTTTAATGACTGTTGCGCCTTGTTTAATAGCAAGCTTTAAAGAAGACATCAATCCTGACTTTAAGAAGTTCTTGAAATTCCTAAAAGCTTTGTTACGGTTAAGATCGCGCCAATCCCGCCCAATATCACGGGTCATACTGCCAAACGATCTTTTTACACTTTTGACAGTGCCACTGATCATCTTACTTATCCCAGCATCATGCCATGTAGTTTTAATCGACCATGCGGCTTGCTTGAAGGTTTTACCGACAGATTTACCAAACTTAGTCTTACTAAATCTGCGAGCCATGTCGCCAGCCCATTTGCCGGCTACTTGCCCTAAAGTAGAGCCAATAGCCGCACCAGCTGGACCACCGAGATATAGTCCGACACCGCCACCGATTGCGGAACCTATAGATTTACCGTAATTTTCAAACTTCTTTTTAGGGTTCTTTGTGGTAATTGCTTTATAAAGATCAATACCGGAGTTAAGGGCGATACCGCCAACAGCAAGGGCGGAAGCTCCTTTACTTGCCGTACCGCCTAAAAGACCTGCAGTTTTTTGACCTAATCCAGTTTTTGCAAATTTGCCGCCAATCAAATTGGAGCTAACTTTGCCAATAAGTGAACCTGTTCCGCCTAAAAGAGACGGGCTAGCCGATTCACCAGCGCCCTTTGCCGCTGTTTTGGCTACAGTTTTGCCGCCGATTCTAAGCACATTGCCAACTAATCTTTTGGCAATAAAACCAGTACTTAGCGCTCCAGTAATTGCGGTAATATAGCCCAGCGTCTTTTTAACAGGCGCAGGCCATCCTTCAATAGCTCTTAATACCTTATTAACAAATTTGAGCATATTGGCTAATACCGGGGCTATTTGTTGGGCAAACTGCATCCCCATATCTTTTAGCAACATCTTTGTCTTAGATAATTGATTCTGCAAAGATGACATATTTTTATTAGACAAGTTTGAAATGTAGTTTGTACTGTCTGCCCTGTTTGCCGCTCTCACATTATTAGCAACGTCACGATTATTTCTAGTCAAAATTAAAGCGTCGTTAAAGCCAGTTTGACCAAATAATTGTTTAAAGTCGCCGGTAACACGATTAGACTTTTTGCCTTGCGTTGCTCGGTTAAGCATATTGAAGACCGTAGGTAGTTGCTTTAGATTACCCGACTTAGTAAAGAAATCAGCGGGTGATAATCCTAAATCTCTTAATGCCGCAGTCTTGGTTTTGCTTTTAGAAGCGCCAACTAAACTTGAAACAATTTGACGTAAACCAGTACCAGCCGAGGTACCTTCTTCACCGAAGTTGGATAAAGTACCAAGAGCTGCAAGTGATGATGAAAGTGATTGTCCTGTTTGGTGGAGGATTGAACCAGCCATCTTAAAGGAATTACCAAAACCACCTTCACCGCCAACTTGACCAGATGTCACGTCACCTACATAGGCCGCCTTGTTTAAGACTTCCCTTGTGTAGCGTGCCATCTTTTTAGTACTGTTACCGGCTCGCTTCTTATACCCGAACTGTTCAAGCATAGGAGCGGCGGCATTAACAACGGAGTTATAATCTTCTTTTGTTGCTTTTGCCGCTTGGACAAAGTACTTGTGCGCCGCTAAGTCTTGATTACCAGAATAACCACGCCTAATTAATTCTTCCGAACCTTGAGCAAGTGAATTCTGATCGACGCCGTACTTTAAAGATAGATTGCGGTTTTCCCTTTGAATAGCCGCCGTATTTTTCTTAGCAGTAGCGGCACTATCTCCACCAGTTTGCTGCAAGTTCTTAATTACGTTGTATTCATCAGCTAGCTTAGTGGCTTCATCATTTGCATTCTTAAAAGCCGCCGCAACTGGGACCATTGCCGCCGCAATGCCTGTTCCAACGGTAATTAATTTTGAACCCGCATCATGAAGCAAATTAAAGCCCGTAGTTGCACGGTCGCTGGCTGATCTGTTGTTTTTTAGCGTCCCATTTGTCTTCTCAACAGCATCTTTTGCCGTATTGAAGCCACCTGAAGCGGTGTTTGCAGAAACGCCAGCCTTCCAAATGGTGTTAGATAAACCGCCCATAGTTTTAGCGGAACCACCGACGCCAGCAATCGAAGACTTTAATTTTACATTTGCATCAATTAGCCGATTAGTTGAATTCTTTGTTTCTTCTAAATGCTTTTTAACGGTAGCTGTTGTTTGACCACTTTCGGTAGCCATACCACCAAGTTGCTTTTTTAAGCCAGCAACTGTACGACTTGTCTCCTCAACGGAATTTTTGTTTCTGTTGAATTGTTCAGTAAAGTCAGGAGCCTTTAAACGATCAAAGCGTTTTTCTAAAACACCGAGGTCAGAAATAAACTTTCTAGTTGTTTTTTCAGCTTCTTTTAGAGAGTTATATTCAACGTTTGTATTAATTCCAATCCCTAAATGCTCTATATCAGCCACGTTTTCAGCTCCTTTCTTTAAAATTCAGGCAAAATAAAAACCCATCAATTTAATTGACAGGCATCACCTCTATTTATCACCGCCGCCAAACAATTCACCGATATGATTTGCTTGACTAATACTTGTTGTTTCTATATCTCGTTCCACTACTTTAGCCATGATCAGCAATTGATCCGGTGTAGCATTTTTTACAAGCCGTTCAGGAATCCCATGCATTATCAAACGCAGAGGAAGTTCAACATAATCGGCTTGTCTTTCAATTTCTCTATTACCTAGTTTCTGTCTAGAGTTTTTCAGTAAGAAAATTCAAAACAGCTTCGGCGGCTTCATAAAGACCTTCATGATCGTTCCACCACTTAATTGACTTAATCTTTGGTTGGATAATCACGTGCTTCAAGCTTTCTCTCAGCAATTCCGGACGATTAATTGCGCCAAACGGGTTACGGGAATTTTCCAGAATTTCAGTTGCTTCTTCAACTCCAGGGAATTGAAGCTTTAATTGATATTCTTGATCAGTATCTTCACGAATGGTTACGGTTTTAGAAAGAGCAGTCAAAGGTGTGACCTTGCTTGATTCCGCTTCTTCCTTAATCTTCATTTGTTCTTCGTGCGCCTTTTCGGCAAGCTTTGCGTTATTGATTTCTTCACTCATTATTAAGTCTCCTTTAAGTTAATTTGATTTCATGAAAGTCTCTTGAAACCTTCGAATTAATCGCTATAGGTCATGTTCGAAGTTTCTTCCTTGTTAAGCATTGTAATAGGCCAATTACGGTCACCAGCTTGTGCGCCGCCTTGCTTATCTGGAATCTTGTCAATTGATGCATAATGACAAGAAATGTGTGATGTTGTGTCAATGATGTCAACTGTGAAAAATTCATCCTTGTTAAACAAGTCTAAAAGATAGGCATTGCAAGGAGATGTTTCATCTAATGGCAATGTAAAGCCCGCCATAGTCTTGTTATTGTGCGATTTAGTAGCTGATCCTTGTGGATCAATCTTGTACGTATTTGCATCAGTTTTATCAGTAACCGTAAACATGCTGTTTTCTGAAAATCCATACATCAATTTGTCATTGATCATAATGGTGCAGTCATTGGCATCATATTCACGCATTTTAGATGTTTTAATCTTTGAAGGCATTTAAACTCCCCTTTCTAATTAAGCAGCCATGATAGTGTCTGAATCGACAACGCCATTAACGGTAATAGTATGAATAGCGCTTGAAGCATGGTATTCAAAGCTAGCGCCGTCATAGAATCTGTCTGACAAGTGTTGGCGTGATTGCTGACTACGTGGAGTGGTAGTAACGCTGAACATTGGGCGACCAGTAGTGTCGTCAGTCATGATGATGCCCTTGTCGTACGCTTCATTCAAAACTTGTGTTAAGACTGCACGAATCATGGCAATGCCTTGAGCTTCATATGGAATCTTGCCGTTATCTTGCAAAAGCTTCTGCAAGCGGCTTTGACATTCGGTTTGAACCCACATCACACCGTGAAGCAAGTCAATATATTCACCTGATAAGGTAGTTCCCTCTGAGGTTTGACCTTTGCCCATCATTTCTTCATAGGCAATAGCATGAATATTGTTAATACCAGCCAATTCTTGACTAGTTAAGTTTTCAGGCGTAATGCCTTCAAGTTGCTTAAACTTCCAAGTAATTGAGCCAACATCGTTAAGAGCAATGCCACCGACAAAAGCGGCGTCCATTGGCTCATTCAAATCGTGCTTCAAGCCGATAGTGTAGTTTTGCCCCATCATTTGGGTAAACTTGGACAAATCTTCAGTTTGGAGAACTAAGAAGTGATCTTTGTTTACTTCAAAGATGTTTGACAATTGAACGGTTGAATCGTCAATTGTGTTGTCTACACATACGCCAAAAGTCCAGTTGAAGTACCAGAAAGCCTTCAAACTATCGTAAGCCTTTGACTTGTCATAATCTAAGACGGCTAAGCGGTCTGAGTGCTTTGGCTGAGCAAAGTAGGCTGTAGCCTTTTTGTAAACAGCCGAATCTTCTTTGTAGTCAACTGCCACCGCATCAAGGTTCTTATATTCACGGTAAATTGCCCCAGTAGCTGGGTCAGTCTTACGTAAAAGCAAACCATTCAAGCGGTCGGTGTTTGACAAAGTATCTGGCAAAGTTTGAGCTGGTGTCTTTTGTGCGGCATCCTTATTATCTTTGCCAGCTGAATCACCGTTAGCAGCTGCAGTAGTAGCATTTAACAGCAAAATATTACCTAGCCCCTTAATTGGTTGGGGATGTAGGACAGTCATAATGACGTTCACATCCATAGGGCGGTCGTAAGGGGCGACCGTGGTTAATGTTGGCATTAAAGTTCTTCCTTTCTTACGTTTATTTCTTTTCCTGTCATTTGATTCATAGCCTTAATTGATTCAATCGTTGTTTCATTAAATTCAAAGTTAAGGTCTTCCGGTTTATAGATAGTTCCAGCACGGTAAATAGAAAACGAGCAATCGAAACCAAATCTATAAACGGGTAATTGCGTGCCATTATAGAAATTTCGAGAGCTTGTTCCTGATACGTTATGTGGAATCACATGTGCTTGTTTAAAAAATCCTCTATATCCGTAACTGTGCGCTAATGTCTTGCGTAAATCATTGGCCGTATTCAAAGCTTCATACATGTCGGTTGCTTGCACATCAATTTGAAGTCTTACTTCCATGACATCAGTTTCGTCTAAAGTAACGTCACTTCCAGGGTCTACCCAGTCATAAGTAATAAACGGGTAATTGCTACGCAAGCCAGCATTCATTTGCGGATATACGCCGCAATGATATTTTTGGTTAACTACCTGGATAAGTTGGTATATCACTAGGTAGTTGTCCACCATTGGCGGCATTTGGGCTTGTGTCATCCTGATTTACTCCTTTCAGCTGATATTCAAAAAAGTGTGGATTCGTATATCCCTCATAAGAGGAACGGCTGGTAACTTTGTAATAGCCGCCTTGTGTTTGAACGTTGACCACACTTTCAATTGGATATTTATTAATTGATAGCCAAAGCAAATCGCCCTGCACTTCTCCGCCGCCATCTAACTGGGCGAAGAGTTGAGCAAGGTGACTTGACATTGGCAAAACTGGCTCATGAAGCTTTTCAGCATCATCATCGCTTAATTGGGAATAATCAGGGTCATCAGTTGACGTGCCAGGATAGCGGGGTTTATAGAATTGCCCCGAACTCCAAACTTTAATGTCTACACCGTACTTGTGAATCATTCTTGCCGGATTCATTTTGTGCATTAGATCAAACCCCCCTTTCTAAATCGAAACTATCATGAACTTTACTTGTCTTTGAAGCTCACCCGTATCGACCAACGGATTGTCTGAGCCTTTACGCTCGATAGTCGCTGGTCGGTTTTTTGGGTGCTTCAACTTAATTGATGACATAGCAATATCGGCAGTACATGCAACACCTAAACGATTTAGCAACTGTTTGCCAGTCGCCACCCCTGCTAGAATGTCGGCAATGTATTGTCTTACTAATTGCGTATATTTTCTTTTGTTAGCTAAATAAGCCTGCCGAATAAACGGACGGGCTGGTATTTGTACAAGTTTACTAAGATAGAAATATGCTACTAACTTACCGTGGTCGTTCACGCACGCTACACGGTGCCCTTTAGGAATAAACAAGCCTTCAATGTCTTTTGGACCTTTTCCCTTAGGGCAATCCTTAGTAGGAATCCATAGCCATTCACCATTTTTAGGCTTAATTGTGGCTCCGAATTCGTTAGCTCCCACGATTGTTAGTAACCTGCTTTCACGTCTTCCAAAGAAACCAATTACGACTTGATGAGTTTTAAGGTATTCAAGCTCCTTGGTTACTTCTGGAATGCGGTTATAACCTTCAATTTTCATTAGTGTTCAATGATCCTAATTTTTACGGGGTTACCGACGTAATTCTTGTACAATCTCAAATAGAGTTGCCCCCATGGAGAGCGTTGTAGCCACTTTAAACGGCTTGTGTCGGCATAACGGCTTTCCAAAACGTCAACTTTTTCGGAAACCATCCCGCTACCTGCGCCGTCTTGCGTTGCTAAAAGATGCAAAGTCATAGCACGGGTAGCCAAATCAAGGGCTGGCATTTCTGCACCGTGAAGCTTTTTCACTTTAGGGAATCCATCAGAAATAGCGATCATTCGGGCGTTTTCAATTAACGCTTCTAGTGAGTCATCAGGTACATCATCGGTCATGCCCGCAGTATCAAGCTTTTTAATTAACTCTACTGTGGTAGTTGTGTCATTCATACTACTCAGCCTTTGTCTTAGCTTCTGCCCATGTTTCAGAACCATCATTCAAGCCGGTTAACTGAACAATTGCGGCTGGGAACTTAACTGACAAGCCGCCTGAACGTTCCATGTACATTTGTTTGTAGCTTAATCCGTTGTCAGCGGATGGAATGGCTGTGCCGTAACGGCGTGGTTCCATTGCAATAACAATTTGTGCAACATCAGGAGTATCAAGGTAAACAATACCCATATTCTTTTTACCTGCTTGTCCCTTTTTGTCGTTCCAATACTTTGCTTCAAGCTCGGTAACTGGTTTAATTCCAGCAAAAACACCATCGCTGTTAGCTCCGTTACGTTGGATCATGTTCCATAAAGTCTTGTCTGGATTGTATTGGTTAACCAACGGACGGGTTAATAATTCGTACTCCTTTGGTGGCAAAGCTAAGTAAGGCTTAACGTTGTGGTAGCCAGGCAACAAAGTAATCTTTGAAGCGGCATCCATGAAGTAATTGATAATCTTGTAAGCATCACTAAATGCGTCCTTGTTGTTAGGGTCTACTACCTTTTGCAAGGTTACGCTTGGATCATCTAAAGTTTGATAACCTGCGGTCTCAGCATCAGTAGTTAAACCGTAGATAGGTCTTTGTGAATCGCCGTTACCGTTGAAAATTAAAGCGTCTTCCCAGTTTGCTAATGCGTCATGGGTAGCAGTTGCACGGTCGGTAATAATATCAATATTTCTACCGCCGGTGTGTGAACGCTCTAAATCAGCTTGTGAATATTCGAATCCAGCCGCTTTTTCCGCAATGTAGCCTACTTCCCTGTGGTAAGTTACATCAGTGGTAGTGATGTCTGTTGCACGGTCGGTGTAGTCTGACGCTTGACCCATAATTTCTTTCCATGCCCATTCGTAAGTAAGTGCCCATGGATCGGGAAGCTGTTTTAGCTTGAACATTGTTCTGCCTTGAAGTTCTTCTCGTTTTGGTTGTAAAACAACCGGATCAACAACGTTGAAAAGTTCACTATAGGCAGTTCCCGTATTAAATCCTGCTTTTGGCATTATTTATCCCCCTTCTTATCGGTACCGGTAGTTGATGATGTGCCGGCTGATTGATTAGTAGTACTTGGATCAGTTGTTGGTGTTGATGGCTTGTCTACCGTGGCGCCTGTGCCAGTAGTACCCATGTCAGTTAAGTTGACATCTACGATTGCGGTACCATTAGCATCGCCTGCAGTGATAAAGCGACCAACAACGGGCTCACCTGGCTTAGCTGGTCTAAAAGTACCATCAGCATTAATAGTTGCTTGATCTAAGCGGTCAACGTCTTCAGTAATTGGAACTGACACGCTACCACGGCGTAAAGCGCCAATCTTTTCACCTTTAAGCCAGTGGTCATTTTCGATGTCATCGTAACTATGACCAATTACGTAAGCGCGCTTAACCGAAATTGCATAGATAGGTGCCTTAGTTGCTACTACGGCTTGATTGTCTTGAATATCAAGGGCAACACCATAATCGATATTAGTAGCAGCGGTAACGGTATAAATTGAATAATCTTTTAAAGAACCGATAGTTCCGTTACCTAATTCTTTCTTTTGATAAAGTTGTCCAACTGGTAATGGCATTATTCGTTACCTCCTTCGTATAAGTTTTGACGTGCTTCAAGTGCTTTCTCTACGGCAGTCTTTTCGTTCGAATCGCCAGCAGTACGGCCATAACTTACGCCACCAGCATTAGTACTAAATAGGCCTTCATAAAGACCACTTACAAAGTCGTCACTTTTATCTGAATAATCGTGTTCGCCTAAATTTTTATTAAGAGCGGCTTCTTCGACTTCACGTTCGCTCTTACCGGCAAAGTCATAGCTGTCACCAACAACTTTCTTAGCTCTTTCACGGAATGCTAAGGTCTTGTTGATTCTGTCTTCGAATGCATCCCCTGCAAGTTGTGACTTGAGTTTCTTGTTTTCTTCTTCTGCACTGTCGGCGCGTGAGTTAGCTTCATCAGCCTTCTTCTTAGCGTCGGCGGCTTCCTTTTTGTTCTTATCGCCAGAGCCTTGTAACTCCTTAATTTGTGAATTAAGTTTGTCACGCTCCGCAATAAGCTTTTCTAATTTGCTGTTGCTGTCGTCAGCGTCACCAACAAGCTTCGTTAACTTGTCGGCATCTTCAACAGCAACGCTAATATCACCTTGTTTGGTATGTACTTTTGTAAAGTCCATCTTTTCACCTTTCTTTTCATCGTCTTCAGGAATTTCTTCCGCACTATCAGCGGTTAGCCTTACTGAGTGACCAGCACGCCCACGGTCCACAATTGCAACATGATTGATTCTGATGTTGGTTTGCTTAGCATCGTAGGCTTGACCGTTAAGCGTGCCTTTAGTTGGATCAAGCTGCATCTGAAAACCAATTGATAATTCTTGCTTGCCGTGCCCGATTTTGTTGATCAATTTACTATCAGTTATGGTTAAATCATTTCTGATTGTCTTAGTTGCTTTATCGACACGGGCGTGATCAGACATAAATCCCTTCATAAATTGCTGGGAATTATCACGGTTAACCATGATCGTGTTGCCGTTTGCATCGGTTGGGTGGCCGTCAGTAATCGGTTTATTGTTGGCTGAGTCAACCGTAGCGGCGGAGAATAATTCCTCCGGCGTTTTAGCTTCTTGAATTCGTTGTCCATCGAATTGACGGTACAGACGCACGCCTTCACATGTGATTGGCACATTCTTGACGTGCAGGAATCCCGTTATTGGATCGATAGTAAATTTATCGATTGGCGTAGTAGTTTCATACCTAATTACGCCCATAGTTATGCACCGTAAGGAACTTCAACCGGTTTGTTAGGAATGTAAATTGTTTGACCTTCTTTAACCTTCATCGTTGCCTTGTTGATGTGGTTGAAGTATCTAAGTTGCTGTAAAGCTACAGAGAACTTTTGAGCGACATCAAACAAATTTTCATCTTTACCAATCACGTAAGGCTTAGCATCAGACCAATCAAACATTCCTTTAGGGTCTTTTGCCGGTTCAACTGGCTTCATAACCGGTGAACTAGTCGGCTTGGTAGCACTATTTAAAAGTGAACCTGTTAAAGGCTTGTTTGTACTACCTGCTGGTGTACTTGTTGATGTATTAGTATCTGCCATATTCTGGCTCCTTTCTGCATAAAAAAAGCACCCATGAAGAGTGCTAATCATCTATTATTGGCATCGCAACACAACGGCAATTAATCGGCTCACCTGGAAGCTGTCCATCGTCCCCACCGTCTGGATCATCGTATCTGAAAACCTGTTGATCTAGTATTTGGTGTTTTGGTCTAACTCGACCGTCTTCCATGGATTGCCATAGATATTTTTCAAAGCCCGCATGTGTGGCGCGATATTTATTGAGTTCGGCTAAAATACTGCCTGTTTGATCGTTAGCAATTAGCCGAGCATGGTTATACGACATATTCGTGCGCTTAACAATTGCGTTGGTCAATTCCGTGGCACCCTTACCATCACTAATTGCGCGGTAAATGTCGCTTTGCAATTGTGCGACATACTTATCCCGCATCGAAGTGATATACGAGGTGTTTTCCTTAATTTTGGCTTTGATAAACGCTTGAATAGTCGGATTACTTTCAATTGCTTGTGATGAAATTGCCCTAGCTTGCGCATTGACATTGCTATAAGAAAAACTATTTACTGACAGTACAAATTGAGTTGCAACATTTTCAAGTTCCTGTTTACTATTAGAATTCTTTATAGCTAGCATCATCAATGCAATTAAAGCGGATAGTCGCTCTATTTTGTGAGGGTCGTTTTCATCATCATCACTTGAATCAACCGATAAAGCGCCGCCTAGCATGTAATTCTTCAAATAATAATCGGCATACCATTGTGCTTTCTTTTTCCATGACAAGACAAGACGTTTTAAAGCCCCCAGATACGATTTTTCCAAGTTCATGGGGTATCTTGTCTTTGGCACCTTTTTACGTCTTCTTGCCATGGTTTTTTGCTCCTGTGAGGTGTTTTTCAATCTTAGCCTTTTCTTTGGCAAAAGATTTTCTGTCTTGGTCGGTAATGTCGTTATCGGCACTATCGCCAGTCAACTGGATTGGGATTGCTTCGTTAGTAGTTTGTTGAAGCAGAATATCATGGGCTTCATCAGTAGTAAGAAAGCCACCATTAATTGCTGTGGACAACGCTGTGGAAAGCTTACCAAGGTTATCAATCTTTTCACTATCGGTGAGTGTCCGCAAAGGATAGAACTCGATGTGCCAATCTAATGAGTCTGGGTCTTCTGAACCGCCGCCCACATTTTCGGACCACATCAGCAACTTAACCAGCCACTCAAGTTGCGGCTTAATTACCTGCTCTTGAATAGCCCCGATACTATCGTAGTAATTTACTACGTCCTGTGATGCACCGGCTAATGTGCCAGCCTGTTCACCCATCAAAATCGATTTAGGAATCCCAGTTGCGGTACTAAGTTGTTGCCAAGCAAAACTAAATAGTGAATCAATGCCGCCCGGCTTATTTGAAACTTTTTCTAGGTCGTCGTCATGTCCAACAACTACCAACGATTCGGTGCTCATACCGCGACTCATTCTGTGATCAGTTTTGCGCCGGTCATCCTCAGACAGATCAAAATAGGCGTCGTTTTTCCAAACTTTCATGTTGTACTCGTAAAGCATCTTACCGGTTGAGTACAAACCAGTATCAAGGGTTTTAATCTGGTCGTAGCACCGCATTAGCAAAGATGTACCCGTTGCATCGTCTTCCATCTTGTCCAGCGAAATGTGTCTATAGCGGCTACTGTCAATTGTGATACTTTCAGGCTCTTTTGAATTATCATCTGAGCCATCGGACAAGCCTTCAAGTACCAGTTTTTCTTCTTTGCCAAAGTTTTCTAGCGTTGGATCGTTACAAATCTGGTTAGCTTTGACATGCATTTGACTAAAAGCATTGATTGAATTGACTTTTAAAATGTTGTGCGGGTCTAACGGCTGTTCTAAGCTAGTTCGGTGTTTTTCATCAACATTGACGTTTAAATACGCATCTCCAATGATATTTCTATAAATAATTTCACTAGCAATCTTTTCTTTAGGCAATAATGCATCTAAAGCTGTTTGATAGACTACTTGTTTTTCGTCGTTGTTATTAATCACTATCCGCCAGCCGTTTCGAGTTGCTGTTTCAGCTGGTAAACGGGCGATTCGGTTAGCTAAAGCATTAGACTTAAACAGATGGTCAGCTTGTTTATAGTTGTATTTTCTATCTAAATACCTTGTTGAAATAAAAGAAGACGTATCACCGAATCTGCTGGGTGTTACGCCTTTACTTTCATAATCCATAAAGTCAGCGCCAATTGTAATTTGTGCTGGCTTTTTCTTTTTGCCAAAACCAAACAATTAATGACCTCCTTTCTAAATAAAGCCGAGTGATATTTTCCGCTTGTTTCTCATTAGGTACTTAATTGCATAAGTAGCAGAGTCAACTTGGTCATCGTGCGGCATGTTAGGGAACCCACACCATTCCTCAATCAATTCTTCTGATTCGGGTTTCCATTTAGGGTGCGGTATGTATACCTGACCTGCTTCAAAATACGGTGACACAGAAGCAAAACGTGCTTCTTTGCTGTCGGCACCTGGCGATACTGGCATAATTCCCGGTATTTTCTTCTTCAAAGTATCAAGAATTGCGGGACCGTTTGCCTTGTCTTCAACCAACTTTGATGTTGATTCCGGGTAAATGGTTGATTGGTACTTAATAGCGTCTAGCGTTTGTGTAAAGCTTAACCGCTTGTGGCACCAGCCTGGACGTAAAAACACCTCTGCATCACGTCTTGACCATGTTTGACCTGCTACGTAGTCGTCATTTTCTTTAGATTTAAATGTTGCATCCCATGCTTGGATAGTCTGCTGCAAGTGTCGTGGCAGAATCTTGACTTCTTTCTCCGTTAAGTGAAGCCGTACCATCGTCTCACGATCAGGGACATAGAACTTAATCCATTCACGCTTAATAATGTTACCCTCTTGAACCGTTGGCGCTTGTTGATACATAGCATTAAATTTTTGAGTACCTAAATTACTCTTCTGGGTTAACAATTGCTTAATCGGGTGCTTTTCTGGGTTTAAGGCTTCGCCATTATGTCTGCCTATAGCATCAGTTTGACCGCTTGGTAAATCATAAGCAATAGCAGGAAACTTAATTTCTTCCCAGTCAAAGTCCATTTTGTCTAGTAGTCTGCCAGCTAAATCGTCGGTGCTCCACCTAGTCATAATTACGATAATAGAAGCGTTAGCAGATAGACGGGTTGAAAATGTTGAAGTCCATTCTTGCCAAATATTTTCCCTTACTGTAGGCGATTGTGCCTCTTTTGCGTCTTTGATAGGGTCATCAATGATTAGCAAGTCGGCTGGTCGTCCAGTACCACCACCTTGAATTGAAGTGAAATACGCTTCGCCACGGTGTCCCGCAACAGTAAAATCGTTAGAACTATTTTTACCGATGGTTAAGCCGAATAGTCGGTTAGCCCAATCAGTAAAATGCTGTCTTTCCTTACGGGCAAACCTTGTATACATGTCTTCACCATATGACGTTACCATTACCTGATTTTCAGGGTATTTCATCAGGTAATAGCTGGCGAAAGTCTCAGTCACACACATACTTTTTCCGTGTTGTGGTGGAAATTCCAGTATCAAATGTTTCTGCTTACCATCAATTATTTCTTGAAGCTTGCCACAAATATACTCGATGTAATCATAAAGCTTGGCGTTAATATCAGAATTAGCCAATAAAAAATAATAGGCGTAGCTTCTGCGTGCTAGTTCTTCCCTAGCCGCTAACGCTATACCTTGCCTTTGTTCATTAGTCAATTCCACTGATATCAACTCCTTGGTCTAAATTTGCTAAACGCTTTAAGGTATCCATGTCTAACTTGCTCATGCTATTTCTTGCCTTACTTGCAGTGGTATCAATCTGTTCAAGTTGTTTCTTTAACAACTTGTTTTGCAAACGAGTTTGTTGGGCTTTAGCACGATTTAAACTGGTTCTTGCCGCTTGATCTCTTAACTTAGTCTGTCGTTCAAGGTAATAAACACTTGCTTCGGTATCTTTTTCGTTAGTGATCTTCATGGCAATATTCAATTTTGCCCGTGCTTCAAGTTCCTTTTTCCACCTAGCAAACTTAGCGACATAACTTGGATGTCTCTTCATATATCGACGCCACGTATTTGTAGAGATTTCAATTTGTTCACAAGCTTCTTTAAGACTACAGCCAGCAATAATAAACGTTTGAAACTGATTTAATTTTTGTTCTGTTATTACTTCGGGTCTACCACCCTTATCTTTTGTAGCTTTTGCCAAACTGAAATCACCACCTTTTTAGGCAAAATAAAAGAACTGATTTACTAACCAGTTCAATAAACAACTTTCTTAATTTGTCAATTCTTTTTTCTTTCTTATTTTTTTAAGCTGTTGCTTCTTATAAGCTTCAAAGTTCCCTGCTTGGTTTTGCATTAACTTTAATTGCTTAATCTGCGAAGCTAAATCATTTAATCTTCTAGCAGCGTTTTCTAAATCGTCAGAACTAAGATAGCTTTTATTAGCTGATCTTTTAAGATCATCACCAACTAAATCAATTTGCTTCTTTAAACTTTGTTCGGATAGTTCTAAGCCTTTTGTACCTAATTCACAAACCTTTTGCAATAAATCGAATTCTTTTTCATCAAACATTTTTAATACCCCTTAAAATGAAAATACATACTTATCTTGAACTAACTTGCCGTTAATATTAAGCTTTTTACCGTGATTGTAACCAGCCTTTTCGTAAACATCCCTGTCTACTAAAAACATTTTAGTGGAGTATTCTTTCCCACCGATATTATTAGACCTTGTGCTTACACTAACCAAGCCTAATTTTTCAGCAATTTTCTTTTCAACGTAAGCGTGTGTGGCCTGCTATAATTACTCCCTCATTGTCCACAACGATAGGCTGTTGCCAGCCAAATTCTTTAATTGAATTTGCTACAGCGTCAACCGCGTCATCGTTGTCACGTGGGTTATTTTCATAGGGCTTAATTTCATCAATTGATTTAGCTTCTACTTGCATGATTTAGCCTCCTAAACTTTTAAGCACTAACATAATCGTCATTAAACATATGAACACAACAATAACTGCTAACAAAAACGATGAGAAACGTTCTTCACACGAGCGTTGCACTCTATCTAATAATGATGGAACAGGAACAGATTTAATACTAATAACCTTACCGTTCTTATCTTTAGTTACCACGTAAGTTACTTTCTTTCTATTCATTTTTGCATTCCCTTAAACTTCCTTTACCGTTGTTGGAACAAACTGCAAATATTCATCAGCTACAAACTCATCATCTTTAGTAATATAAGTTACTTCAAAATAGCGATTAGAAAGTTTTGCTTCATCTTTGCCCTTAAAATCATGGATACAGAACATAGCCTTATAATTACGAGCTATATAGCTGTACCAAGTCATCTGGATTTTTGCCATTAATTCACTTTTTGAAAGATCAGCATTTAATCCAACTTCTAAAAGGTAATCTGCAATTTTCCCTTTAGCAATTCTAATAAAAAGTGAATCTGTCATAGGTGCTTCTTCGTTATTTTTCATTTCCTAACTTTTCTTACCAAATCTATCTAAGTAATCTTGCGGCATAAAGCCCGTTTCTTGCTTAAATAGAATCTTCTGCTTGATGTTAGCAACTGTATTAGTTTTGCAGTACTTAACAATTTTTCTTGCCTTAACTAAACGGCTATGTCTTTGACATAACTCAAAGTACCGTGTAGGTGTCATTAGTACAGGTCATCCAGATTACTTGGGTCAAACGCACCAGGAACTTTCTTATCTAGTTCTTCCTTGGCTTGTTCGCCTACATCTTTAAAGTGCTTTGCCAGCTTGTCTTCAAGTTTCTTATCAAACTTAGCATCCTTTGCGGCTTCTACTTGCTTTGCTACTTGTAAAATGGTGTCCTTGTAAACTACACCGATAACCACACCAGCGGCAAAAGTTAAAATTTTGTTCATAATTTTCCCCCCTAAAAACAAAAAGCAATAGCTTAGCAGCTACTGCAATTAACGTGATCCTGAATTTTTTGGATTCTAGTAGCCCATCATCGCTGACTACAACGAGTAATGTTGGATTCGAACCAACACGGGTGCACTTCGTAACCAATTCAATTGAATGTGTTGTGAAATAAGTTGCTTATTTTACGCACCAGATTACTCAACGGGCACCACAGGTATTGAACCTATGCTACTCACCTAAATTCTGGGAGAAATCTAAATTAATAACAAGTATCAACTTAACGGTGAGCAGACTACCTATCTGCCCATAAAAGGCAAGCCTCTTCAAACTTGCCTTCGAGCTTATCAGGACTAGAACAATGTTTAATAAGCTCAGACCGCTCGGTGGATTTACACGTCTTCGCAGACTACACAAGCCGAAGGATTCGAACCTTCATAACCAGTTTTGGAGACTGGCGTGTTGCCGTTACACTAGGCTTGTAGGAGATAGGGTTGCACCTTTTGCACAACCCATATTTATAGTAAAAACAAGAGTTTATTAATGACTCGTAATAATTGACTAACAAGTTAAATTAACGAGCAACATCGAAAGATCAGATCTCTTTCCTAATCTTTCGACTCTACTAATATAACCCGCTTTAATGGTCAAGTGTTGGTCAAAAATGCGTCAAAAATTGGCGTTTTTCGGTCAAAAGTTGGTCATTTATCGGTCAAAAGTTGGTCATTTATCGGTCAAAAATTGGCGTTTATTGGTCAAAAATAGGTCATCCATGCACCATCAACACGGGAATTAGCCTTTCAGCATTGTACTTCTTGCGGTACCGCTCTAGGTGTTGAGCGAATATATAAAGTGCTTCGTCCCTTTTACGTCCGTACGTTCTTGGAGAATAATTCATATCGTTATAAATCCATTGTGCAAAATCGTTTTTAACGTATCTTCTAACCAAAATTTTGCGGTACGGATCCCGTTCGGTATCAGGACAACTGCTCATAGCTTCAACCACAGCACGGGTAGCATTTTCACAGTCCTTAACAATTGCATCGTACTTGTCTTGTTGCTCGATAGCTTTTAAAAATTGATCGGGCTGATGGTTTACATTACCGCCGCCGTGAACACCCGTAGGGTCGAGAAGTGGACTAGATAAGTAAGTTACCGGCAGACCTGAATAATTCATAATGTCTGGAAAATCATTTTCAAGAAAATTCTTTGCGTTGCTAATTGTTTTTTCTTTATCAAAATTCAGACCTGCTAAACTCACAATCTTCACTCCCATGAAACCAGCCACGCTGGTGAAACTTCTAATACTTTTGCTAATTTCTCAGCCCTACTTAACGAAGGCTCTCTTTGTTGCTTGACGTACCATTCAAGTGATCTCTCACTAATACCACTTAACTTAGATAAATCCTTTAAAGTAATATTTTTAGCAGCACAAGCTTCTTTAATCTTTAAAAACGCCATTACCAGGCTTCCCATGAGTCTGGAACTAATACCAATATTGACCAACATACTAGAACTGGCAAGATTATAAATACTATTCCAAGAAACGCATTAAGCCAGTTACAATGCGGCATCCATAGAATAAATAGGTTGCTAATAACGCCCAAACAGATAATTCCAAATGATTGAGCTAGCTTTAAATTCCAAGTTTTTCTTTTACTTGCTAGAACTATACCAAGGCTAAAAGCTGTTAAGCCACAAGCATATATAGCAACTACCAGCATAATTAATTTAAAATACATTGTTTCCCCTATTCTCTTCATACTTCCTTGTAATCTGGATAACCATAGCCGATTAAGCCTTCATTGACGATCTTTACAGCGTCCTCAACCGATCTAGCTATACCGTGGATTACATGCTTATGCATTAAATCAAGATGGTACATTTGTTGCATTTGACTAATTCGTCCTTTTGGCGCCTTAACTTCAATAAAAAATACTTGCTTATCTTTTAAACGGTACCCGATTAAGTCAGGAGTTCCAGGCTTAACCCCCTGAAAAGATGACCATTCCTTGTAGGAATAGCACCAGCATTTAGCCTAATGACAGCGCATCGCCGCCAATTTAAGGTGGCAATAATTGCGTTTTGAATCCTATGTTCGGGACCTGGTTCCCGTCTCACCCTTCTAACTCGTTGCATCCTTTACTCCTGCGTTTTCAAAATGATTTTTAAAGCATCCTCGCTTACGTGATGAGTTGCATGGTTGCCATAACTGACAAAATGCAAATTTAAGTCATGTCCCATCACATAAGTTTTAAAGCCGTCTGTGATTGTTTCTCCTACTTCAATGTCTAACATCAATTCACCTCTTATCAAATTTTTAAGCTAGTTTGTGCGTTGGAATTTTGAATTTCACGTTGAAGGACAAAATCAGGATACCAATTGTGAGTAAATTCCATAGCTTTTTCAAAGTATTGCTTTTCTAAACTGTCATACCTTGGAATTTGAAACTCTTTTTTGAAATCTCTACCAAACGCATTAAATACTTTTCTAGCCTTAGTTTCTTTGTAATAATTGCTATTTACACCGCCAATGGCTTCAATTACCTTCTTTTTTCTTGCTTGAAGCAGCTGGTAGCGTTGAACTTCACTTAATTCACTTGTTTTCTCAATATGGTCAACACGGGCTTCAACCTTGCCCATTCTCTTAACAAGGCGATTAGCAACCACCATAGTTAGTTGTAATTGCTCTTCCGGCGTTTGCGGTAAGTTGTCTTCATTTCTAATTAATTCGTCCATTCGATTAAAGGCTTCAATGTATTCAAGCTTGAACTTCATTGCATCCCTGCCGGTAAAGCCCATTGCAAGCAAGGTGAACCCGTCACGGTTCATGTAGTACATTGGCTGTTCTTGCCCCCGATCATTAACATAAGTGCTTTCAGCAAACATCTTTTTCACTGCTGAATTTTCAGCAGTGAGATTTCTAATACTTTGAAGCACATTTTTATGCTCTTTACTAAAAGTAGCAGCTACTTTCAAGCTAGTTGTCAAAGCCTTCTGGCTTTTCATGATTACTAAGTCATTCACCTTGTGACGCTCCTTTCATAAACTCAGCCATTTTTTTACCGTCTTCAAACGCTTGTTCAGCTCTCCCCTCAGCGTAACCGGCGTTGTAATTATTAGTACCTACCTCTTTAACCAATCGAGCTAAAATCTTAGCCTGATTGTGATTAGTTACTAACTTTTCTTGATCGATTAAGTCATAGCCCTCAGAAGTAATAAGACCGCTAATATTTTGGACAGCTAAGATATTTTTTAAGTAAGTTACTGATTCACTAGTCATTTTTTTATTGCTCCTTTAGTTGCCTCAAATTCCATGAAAAGCCTGAAATAGCCTCCATAGCCTTGGCCATTTTCTCCACTTTTAAATAAACGCTATAAATAGCCATGTTATCCTCGCCATATAATTCATATAAGCGAACTGCACAAAGATAAATGTAAATCCTATCCCCTTTAATTTTCACATTAAAGTCGCCATCAATTTCTTTCAAATCCTTATCTAGCTGGTCAACCAACTCTTTACGTCTTTCTTCAAAAGTTGGTTTGTAAGGTACCGTAGTGATCACGATACGCTTTATAGGATGCACCAAACCCGGTAATTTCGTAGAATAATCCATGAAGTTAGGCTCACCCTCAACATCGCCAACATCCCTGCCAAAATACTCTTTTAGTGCTTCTGTTAGTTTCTTTTCTTTATCGTTCATTTCTAAACCTCCTAAAAATATTGCAGTCCATCCGTAACTGTAAATTTGGTGTTTTCATCAAGCTTTCGCCCGCAATTAAATGCTTTCTACAGTTACATCCTTAGTCTTAAAGGTTTGACCGTTTACGTAAGTAATTGCTACGCCCTTTGTATAGCTGTTCAAAGAACTAGGGCGGTTATGTGTAAAGCTACTGTTCTTGTAGTGACTTGGGTTGGTATCCAATTCACTAAATTTACTTGCTTTAAACTTACAATTGCCAAAATTGTACTTTGTATTCATTTTTTGTTTTTACCTTGTTTCTATAAATCTTTAATTACTAGTTTTGGATAGTCTGGTTGCATTAAAGCAACCATAAGGAAGGCTTTACCCAACATTTTTCTAAAAAATTGCCAAGTGGGTACATCTGCAATGTTAATAACGATTGATCCGCCGCGGCAGATACCATCTCCCGCATATTTTGTCTTTTTGATCTTAGACGGTAGCCAAACCTCAACTGTGCAAACGTTACTAAGCTTCCCTAAGTAGGCTTTACTAATCTGGTCAATTTCATAAGCAGTTAAATTAGGGTTGCTGTTTGCGTACTTTTGACTTGTTAGATAAAATTTCATGTTAATCTCCTAGTAAACCATGCTCAGCAAATGAAAAGTAATTTCCATTACCAACGATAAAATGGTCTAACATGCGTACTTTAATTAGCTCAGACAAATTTTTAATTGAATCAGTCATCTTTAAATCAGCTTTTGAGGGCTTCATTGAACCGCTTGGATGATTATGTACCACAATGAAGTTAGCGGCCCCATTAAGGCATAAGGTTTTAACGATTAGGGGCACTGAAATAGCTGAATTCTCTACCGTTCCTGAACCCACTAAATCATCAGAAATGATTTGTCCTTGGTTGCTTAAACTGATCAAATGCATTTCTTCGTGATCAGGTTCCGCATATTTGCCGGCTAGGTAATCGCCAAAACCACGTGAATCATGAAAGATCGGTTCCCTTGTAGTTGCTAACCGCAATTCAAGCTCTAGCAACCTGATATAAGCCTTTAGCCCTCTTTCAGATAAGTTATTGCTAAACAAACCGACCGACATTTCTTTTTTAACGCCTTCAAGCGTTTTAAGCTTGTCATAGCTTTTTAAGTCGTCGCTTACCGTATTGATTAAATCTTCCATGTTCATTTCTTGAACATTTTTTTCTTTGTAATTTCTTTGAGTCATTGTTTTAGTCCTTTACTTTCCAAGTACCAAGTCCCAAGTAAACGATTTTCCGATCACCCGTAACTTGGATTTTTCCGTTATTCCGCGTATCAATCGCATAAAGGCGACTATTGGGAATATAGTCAACACCAAGCTTCCATCTCATAAAGGTGTATTGGAAGACATCAGATAATTGGCGTGGAGTTACTACGCAACCAATTTTTAAATCAAAAATCATAATTTCTCATTTTTTACCCCCAGTTTTTGTCAATTGCTACACCATCACGAAGCATTTTCAGCAAATAAGCAAACGGATCATTAATCATGTTCCATTGCATCTTGACATCAAATTTACCTTCAATTGCCTTTAAAGTTTCAATGTTGCATTGGTAAAGTAAACTTCTTAATTGCTTGATTTCATCTAATGACGGATTAGTAGCTTTACCTTTAAGCTTGTCGTTTTTCCGAGCTATTAAGAAAAACTTCTTATAAATTTGTTCTCTTATTGGGTCTTCTTCTTTCTTCCCAGAAGAAGAATTAGATGTTCTATTATTATGTTCTGTTAAACTGTTATATTTATGTAAATCTGTGTTTACTACCCTACTAAACACAGATTTACTACCCTTATCAACACTGTTTGACCACCCTAGTAAACTAGCGTTGACTAGGGCAGGGCCAGCAGAAATTGTTCTACCCAGAATTCTTTGAGATTTTTCACTTTTAGGATTATTGGCGGGAACAGCAATCTTGTTTCTAACAATTAGCCCCTTTCCCTCCAATAGATTTAAATAGTTGGCAACTGCTTGTGGAGTGCAATCAAGTATTTCAGCTATTGTCTTGTTACTCATATGAAAGTCACCAGTAACATTAAGCATTGAAATAATTTCGCCCATCAAGATAATTGATTTAGGCTTCTTCAAAAGGTCTTTATCCCTTGATATTGAGGGCGGAATCATTAAAAATGCTTTTGCACCTTTAAACTCACTCATTTTTAAATCCCACCTAAATCATCATCAAATAAGTTCTGTTGCTCTTCGGTTAACTTAGAGTTTTCTTTTTTATCGGCAAACGGATCTGCCTTGGGCTTATCTACAATATCTTTAATGACATCATCTTCTGATTTAGGCTTAATCTTTTTAACAGCTTCTTGGACTTGCTCCTTACGGCGGCTAATAGCCTTATTTTTAGCCTTGTCAAGATGATTTTTTAGCTCATAATCACCAAGTAGCTGCTTAATGTAACTACCAGTAGCCTGGTCATGCTCACCTTTAATCCAGTTCTTAGCTTTGATTGAGTGATTGTTGACATAATCGTCAAAAATAATCTTGATAGCATCTGTATCAACTGTTTGTGATTGATTCATTTTCTGCGTTTGTGCATCATCATCATCTTCACTAGCAATACCAAACGCGGCTGAAAGTGAATATCTCTTGCCATAACTAATTAAACTTGCTGTGGCTTGTGCATCCCCAATGTTGAGATTCTTAAACCAAACCTTGTTAGTTCGCTCACTATACCCAGTTGTTGCATCGACGATAATCGTTTCAACGGTTACACCTTGCGCTCCGTTATCAATATCAAAGTAGTAGGTTAAGAGTGGCTTGCCGTCATTTTCTTTAGCAGTTTTCTTGATTGCGTTAACGACTGCGTTATCAACATCAGCTAAATCAGCGTATTTGTAAGTGTAATGATATGGTTTCTTATACTTATTTAGCCCACTTACTTCAGCTTCATGTGTCTTTTTAGGCTGAACAATAGCCATTTTAACCATGGCTAAATGCATAGCCCATGAAGCTTTGTCTTTTCGCTCTTGTTGTTTATCTGTAAGGTCAACAATTTTTAGTTGTTGTTCATTGTTTTTTATCTTGAACTCATCAGTACTAAATTTTCTTATCGATTTTGGATCTGGTTCAATCAAATCAGTAAAGCCTTGTTCTTTTGTAGCCATTATTTAATTCTCCTTGCTTTAATTCCCCAATCTTTTAAAAAGCATTTCAATTGATCCCACTGATATTTCGTAACTTTTTCAAGCTCAAGTCTTACTGTGTAGGTCTTTTCTTTAATCTCACCAGTTTTTGGGTCAATCGCCTTATCGCCATGCTTAACCAAGTCGGCTTGTTCTTTTTGCTTAGTTTCTTTTTGCTTTTTAGCAATTTCAATCAGTTCATCTTTTTCTGCTTGCATGTCGTTGAGAATTTCATCAAGTGGGACTTCTCTTTGCAGTTGCTCGAAGTAATGGGTAAACGGAATTCCTAGTTTATCGGCTTTTTGAATGATGATTCGCTTATTTGTTTCGAGCTGTTGCTTATTTTTACGCAGGATATCAACCTGCTCATACAGTTCAGCTTCAAATTTAGGGTTGCTATAAGTTTTGTTGTCCCAGCTGGCGTTATATCTAATCTTGCTAGGATCTACACCAGCATCTTCACAAGCCTGTTTAATGAATTTGACATGTTGATCATGCTTATCTTGTCTCAGCTTGTCATCGTAATGTTTAAGCTGTGAATCGATGTTCTTTGTTGTTTCGTCAATAATTGCTATCAAGTCATCAATGTTAGCTTTAAACATCTTGGCTGGCTTTTGAATGCCACTAGTAATCGAGATTCTTTGCGAATTGATAGTTCTTTTAAGCTTGTTGAGATTCTTTCTTACTTCTTTTGAGGATTTAAGATTTTGTGGTGTTACTGTCCAATCAGCAAATTCATCGTGAACTTTTAAGATGTTGCCTTTCATCTCTTCATACTTTGGGAAAATAATTTCAGCTGGTTTATAGCTTACTGGGTACTCAATACCATCAAATTGGATTAATTCATTATTAGTCATCGTAAATATCTCCTAGTTCTTCGCCGTCAAAGTAGTCAATGATCAATCCTCTTAGCGTATCTTCATTTAGGTCGTACCAATCGGCTAAGAAATCACCCATTGAAAAGCTTGCTTTACCTAGCCCATATCCGAGTGACTTTGCAAGCTGATTCAAATCACCTTTATAGTCTTGGTTTACCTTTTTCATGAAGAAATCCATTGGCTTTTCATAAGCATTGTCAAAGTCGTCAGCATTTTTTGTAATTAATGCTTGCTCTTCGCCATCCCAGAAAAGAATTGCGTCTGGCTCTTCTAGCGATAGATCTTTTAGTGCTTGATTTTCGTACAAGTACTTTGCTTCTTTTACTTGTTCTGCATTTAACGTTTCCATTGTGGTATAATCTCCTTATTGAAATATTTTTTCTTTGTTTAACACCCTTTACTGTCTCTAGCAGTAGAGGGCTTTTTGTTTTGCTAAACCAAGAAACTTTTTAACTTCTTTTGTCAATCTAGCGAAATCCCCACTAGCAGTGCTGATAGCATTACTATTAGCAAGAACACTGCGTTGGAAGTCTGTAAGTTGATTCTTTTGTCCACTTGAAAAAGTTTGTTTATAAGTTGATTCCATAGCTTCATTAGTCCTCCAACTGCTCTTTAATCATTTTTTTAAGAGCTTTAAAATCCGTCGATAGCCCGTTTTCATCTGCTTCTTTCTTTACCCGCTCGTAAAATTGAATCGCTAGAATCATTTGTTGAGGTAGCGACGCCATAGTTGCTGTTTCGGTTTGTACGCCAACAACCGCATTTATTGCCGGCTGTGGTACCCGAAGGGTATCCTGAGGGATTTGAAGAATTGCAAACGAATTTTCGTTTTGAATAATTTCCTTAACTGCTTTTTGCAAAATGTCATAACCGTCTTGTCTCACTTTTTAGTCTCCTTAATTCGTTGCTGATAACCAGTCAGTCTTAACTTTTAAAACTTTCGCAAGTTCATGAAGTACTCGCTTGTTAGGAAAACTAGAGCCTTGCTCATACCGCCCAATAGTTCTAACTCCAAGCCCTACGGCTTCCGCTAATTGCTCTTGTGTTAAGTTCTTGTTCTTTCTTGTTCGCTTTATAACGAACTTTGAAAATTGCTGAATTATTCATATGCTCACCTACTTTCTAAGCTTCTTTACGGCACGTACGCCTAAAGCCGTAAAGAGAATTAATAGAACTAACAGCAGGGAAATGATTTGGTCGGGGTGCGATGTGCCGTAAATGCAAACCTGTTCAACGATTGCAAATGGTAAAAATAGAATTGCTAAGAATTCTAGGAACTTCCCAAACGCTTTAGTCATATGACTTAAAACGTGATCTAACTTAGTTCTGCCGTACTCTCTTTCGTATTCTTCTTTGCTCATTTTGCTTTCTCCTTTTGAACTTGCTTGCCGTTTTCAATACAGTAATCAATCACTTCACTTAGCAAGTCTTGCAAGCCTTTATAGCCAGGTTCAAATGCTACTAGTGAACCGTTATCTAGCCAGAGGTAAAATCTATAATCTTCATCGCTGGTAATGTTGAATTGATCCGGGTTTTCGTCAAACACGCCAAATTCTTTGACGATTTCGTAAACCTTCTTATTTGTAATTACTGTCATTTAAATCACCTTTTCTAAATACCTTCGCTTGGATTCTTCTGCAAAATGATCTAAGTCTTCCCGCAAATAGTACTTATTGCCGTCATCGCCAAATGGAAAAGTTGGGTCAAGTTTTCCCGTCTTAACAGCTTTATCAAGTGTGCCGCCGCTAAAGCCTAAATACTTAGCAGCATCTTTGCGGTTGAACATTTTTTGATCAATTACTTCGCCACGTTTTTTCAGTTCCTCTCTAACTACTTCTTGAACAATCTTTTCGATGATTTGTTTCAACATAGTTTGATTAAGAAGTTCCATTTTTAGTCACCTCTTTTATTAGTTACCAATTTCTTGTAACTTTTGTCTAAAAAAATTTCTGGTGAAATTCCTAAAGCACTACTTACGGCAAAAGCAAAATCAACAGTAAACTTGCCATGGCCGTTTAAGTAGTAGCTTAAAGTAGATGGCGGAATTCCCATCTTTTCAGCCAGGTATTTATTTTTGATGCCGTGACTGTCCAGATACTTTTTTAGAATTTCTGAAGAATTCGATTTTGTAAACTGTGTCATCTGTTCACCCCCCTTTTTTATCATTTAAAAGTTACAAGTAATTTGTAACTCCTTACACGTTTTATAATACTACAAATATTTAAAATTGCAACATTTTTCTACAAGTTTTTAGTAGAAAAGTACTATTTTTTTGTATTTAACTTATAATTGCTTATATAAGTACAAGAAAATAGGAGGTTTAATAATGACTGATTTTAGTAGTAAGCTCAAATACGAGCGTGAGCGGATGGGATGGAGCAAAACAAAACTAGCGAAGTACGTTGGTGTTGGGCTATCTACCTATGCTAATTGGGAATACGGCATAGCAGAACCAGATATTGCAACTATTAAAAAGATTTGTGAAGCGCTTGGAATTTCTTCTGACGTTTTACTAGATTTAAGTGTTCAAAATGCCGCATCATCTACTAGTGATTTAGATGACATGTTAGATGATGCACGTTCTTTTGATGGCAAACCATTAGACGAACATGACAGAGAATTGGTTAGAGGTATATTGAAAAGGATTTACAGCGAAAAATAAGGTGTTTATTTATGGATACCAATGTTAGTAAGTTACTTAAAAAATATAAATTAAAACTGGAATTTGCCCCTTTACATTGTCCTGGCTTAATAGTGCATGGTAAAAACGGAAAACCTGATGTAATAGTAGTTAACTCTAAGCTCAACAACGATCAAGTGGAAAACGTCATTCTACATGAAATTGGTCATGCAAAAAATGATGGTGACGTTTTAGGCGACTACCAAACAAATGATAGTGCCCGCTCATGTAGCGAGCATGGAGCTAATGTTTTTTGGATTCACGAAAAAATCAAACAGTACTTTGCGTTAGGTAATGATCTTGACAGCGCAAATTGGTTGAGTATTGCAAATGCGCTTGGAACAACTGATTACTTTCAGGTGCAAGAAGAAATACATAAATATGCTTTATTGGAGGAATAATTATGGCAGGTTACATTATGTTTTTGGTAATTGGATTAGGATTAATCCCTTTTGCCTTTTGGATTGACAAAGTTAACGCAAATTCAACAATTGGCAAGGAACACCCCGAAAAATTAAAAAAGCCTTTGCATAAGCGATGGTGGATGTACCTAATCGCGGTTGTCTTAGTAGTTGGCAGTGTCGCAAATCTAGCTGACCCAGCTACTTATAGATCCAGCAAGCCCAAGTCTCACCGCTTAGCTAGTGATAAAGAAATGCAAAAGGAATATAAAAAGACGGTTGAAGACCGTGAAAATGCTGAAAGCCAAAATTTACCAGGTCAAAAATTAAATAAGAATTTGGCTAATAAAGGCGAATCTTTTTGGACAGCTAAAAACGATAAAAAAGTTCATATCTTTGCTTATGACGGCAAAGTAACGGCTATCAAATACGTTTTAAAGCCGAATATACAAAGTACTGTCACTTGTCAAAGCATCTTAGAAAAGCTATTCAACGATAAGAATTTGAAATACGGCAACGACAAGGAAAATAGCAATGATGCGTTACTAGATAACGGTTCATCTTATAACCTTTACTCGCCTGCTCGTAAAAAATGGTATTGGATAAGCTTTAGTGCGGCTGATGGTAAAGATATGGTTTCTACTTTTTCCGTCTATTCTGGCAAAAATAGTGACGCAAAATAAAAAACACCCGCCTACTCTATCGAGCGGGCGGGTTAATTTATACGGATTGAAAGAACATTAGTTTAGAAAGGACTAGAACATGCCAAGAAAAAAAGATCCTGAAATTTACGATTACAAGTTGAAGTCCGGTAAGACAAAATATGGCTTTAAAACCTACGTGGGCATTAACCCAGAAGATGGTAAACCTATCAAGCCTACTAGGCAGGGGTTTAACAGTTACAAGGAAGCAGAAGCCGCTAAGATAAAATTAAAAGCCGCTGGTGCTATCAGCGTTGCAAATAATCGTAAAGCCGAATCCAATAAGAAAACAGTTCAAGAAGTCTACGACATCTGGTTTTCGATTAAAAAGGATAATGTTAGGGAATCAACATTATACAATATTAAATGTGATTGGGAAAATCACATTAAACCTGAGTTTGGTAACAAATATATAGATCGTATTGATATCACGCGCTTACAAAAGTTTGTTAATTGGTTATCTCAAAAATACATTAGTTATCAGTATAAAGTCAATATACTACACAGAATTATTAAGTATGCAATTTTGCGCGGTTGGTGTAACGAAGACCCTTTTAATAAAATTGTTATTCCTAAAAAATCATCTAAAAAAAGTGATCGTCCTAAGGAAAATTATTACAATTTAGATGAATTGAAGGAATTCTTAAGTGCCGCTAAAGAACATAATTACTCCTACTATGCGTTTTTTGTAGTTCTAGGGAATTTAGGGCTAAGACGTGGTGAAGCATTAGCTTTGAAGTGGAAAAATATTGATTTCGATAAACAAATAGTACATATAGATCACACTGTATCCCACGATTTGCAAAATAAAAAAGTAATTGGTGATCCTAAAACGTATTCGGCAAAAAGAGATTTAGCCTTATCAAAGAACTTAAATTATGTTTTAAGGGAATATAGAAAAACTCAGAAAGTTTTTAATCGTGATGATGATTATATTTTTCACACGAAAAACGGAAGCTTTTTCAATTCGCCGGCAGTTTCAGAATGGATGAAAAGCATTTACCACTTTTACCCGGAACTAAGAAAAATAACCGCTCACGGCTTTCGCCATAGCTTAGCTACGCTACTTTACGAAGGAAGTGACAAGATAACCCCTAAAGATGTACAATACGTTTTAGGACACTCTAGAGTAACAACAGCACTTAACATTTATACCCATGTCACTCAGAACCAAAAAAGCAATATCAAAAATGCAGTTAACAACTTGGATTTAGAATAAAAAAATAATTTTTCCGTACTTTTTCCGTAAAATTTTATTTTTTAATGATTCAAAATCAAATTTATTGCTTATACTCCCTTATATAAAGCCAAAAGTAACTAATTAAATTCTTATTTTTGTAAAATTCAGTCAAAATTTGATCAAATTCCTTGTGATTAAACTGCTTACGATCATCTAAAAACGTGCCGTCCATATCTACAGCAACTGCCTTAAATGGTAAAGTCAT